GGAACACCAAATGAACTTATCCAAGAACTTCACCTTGAATGAACTAACCAAGTCTGAGACTGCTATACGCTTGGACATCGACAATACGCCAAATGAAGAACAGATCGAATCATTGCGTTTGCTCTGCGAAAACATTTTGCAGCCAGTGCGTGACCACTTTGGCAAGCCTGTGAAGATTTCATCTGGTTTTAGGTGTGCTGCTTTGAATCAGGCGGCGGGAGGCTCTGCCACCTCGGACCATTGCAAGGGCCAAGCCTGCGATTTTGAGATTGATGGTGTACCAAATCCTGAGTTGGCAGCGTGGATCGAAAGCAATCTGAAATTTACGCAATTGATATTAGAGTTTTACACGCCAGGCGGTGATCCAAATGCGGGGTGGGTGCATTGCTCATTCTCCCCATCAAATCTTAAATCTCAGTCACTCACCGCCACCAAGGTGGCCGGTAAGACTACCTACTTGAACGGCTTGGTGGCTTAAAACATGGCACTAAACCTTGATCAGCAGATTACGCCGCCAACAGCGCCAAACCTTGGCTCTGCTGATGTTGCCTACGATCAGGGTTTCTTCACGCAATCCTTTGGCGGCCTGAATACCTACTTCAGCAAGCTCACAGCACTGTTCTCAGCGTTGTTCGGCAGGCGCGGTGGCAAGTGGATCAATTCCCCATATGGCGCGTTTCAGGATGGCACAGATCAAGTGGCGGCCAATACGACAACGGCGTATGCCATCACATTTGACACCACCGACTTCAGCAATGGTGTTACCTTGTCGAATTCATCAAGGCTGAATGTGGCGCAGGCTGGAATCTACAACCTGCAATTCAGCATCCAATTCAAGAACACTACCAATGACGGCCAAGATGTGGATGTGTGGTTTCGCAAAAACGGCACAAACATCGACAATTCAAACAGCAGATTTCATGTTGTTGCAAGAAAGTCAACCGGCGACCCATCTCATCTCATTGCCGCGCTGAACTTCTTTGTAAGTCTGGCGGCCAATGACTATGTAGAGATCATGTGGCGGCCATCAGATGTTGGTGTCAGCATTGAGCACTTTGCAGCCAGCAGCACACCCACCAGACCGGCAGTGCCATCAATCATTGCCACTCTCACATTCGTGTCCAATCTGTCAGTAGAAACAGCATAATTCAGCTATGGCACTCATTCCACTCAAAATCCCTGCTGGCGTATACCGCAACGGCACAGAGTATCAGTCTGCCGGACGCTGGTATGACGCAAATCTGGTCAGATGGTACGAAAACACATTGCGTCCTATTGGCGGCTGGCGTAAGAAGTCGGCCACTGCGCTGACCGGATTGTGCCGTGGCATTCTGACTTGGCGTACCAATTCCGGTGCGCGTTACGTTGCTGCCGCTACGCAATCCAAGCTATATGTGGTGGATGAAAACAATGTGATCAAAGAGATCACGCCCACAGGAATTGCGTCAGGCCGTGCTGATGCCATCAGCGGAACAGGCTATGGCTACAACACCTATGGCTCATTTGCGTATGGTGTGGCGCGTCCTGATGCCGGTGCTATTGCGCCAGCCACCACATGGAGTTTGGACACATGGGGCGAGTATTTAGTGGCTTGTTCAGATACTGACGGCAAGCTCTATGAGTGGCAAGGCGGTTTTGCAACACCAACATTAGCGGCTGCCATCACCAACGCGCCAGTTGGATGCGCGGCTTTGCTGTCTACTGCCGAGCGATTCCTGTTTGCTTTGGGCGCGTCCAGCAATCCGCGTCTGGTTAAGTGGTCAGATCAAGAAGACAACACTACATGGACGGCGGCAGCCACCAATCAGGCTGGTGACTTTGAACTGAATACGGTTGGATCTCTCAAGTGCGGAAAGCGCGTCAGAGGCATCAATTTGCTGTTCACTGATGTCGATGTCCACACCGCGACTTATGTCGGCCTACCCTATGTGTACAGCTTTGAGCGTGCCGGTTCAGGCTGTGGCGTGATTTCATCTCAGTCTGTGGCGGCCATCGACTCTGCCGCCATGTGGATGTCTCGATCAGGATTCTGGACATTTGACGGATATGTCAAGCCAATGGCTTGCGATGTCTCGGACTATGTGTTCACGAACATGAACTACAACCAAGCCAGCAAGGTCTACGCTGTCCACAACAGCAAGTATGGCGAGGTCTGGTGGTTCTACCCATCAAGCGCCAGTAATGAAGTTGATTCTTATGTCACATACAACTATCGTGAAAACCATTGGAATATTGGCGTTATGGGCAGGACTGCTGGTGTAGATCGTGGAATATTTTTATATCCCATCATGGTGGATGCATCAGGCTATATCTACGAGCATGAGGTTGGCTATGACTATGACGGTGGTTCTGTCTACGCTGAGTCTGGACCATACGAGATTGGCGTGGGAGAGAACATCATGTCGGTGCGTCAGGTGATACCGGACGAGCAAACATTGGGCGAGGTTGTGATAAGTTTTAAGTCTCGGATGTATCCGACATCGACAGAAACGACACATGGACCGTACCCAGCCTCGCAGCCGACAGATGTCAGGTTTTCCGGCAGGCAGGTAAAGATTAGGTACACCGGAGCAGTTTTGGAAGATTGGCGCGTTGGCGTGAATCGAGTTGAGGCTGTTGCGGCAGGTAAGCGTTGAATGATGAGGAAGAGTTTGAAAGACTGCGCCATCATGTGGCCGCAGCCTTAGAATACTCTGGAGGCAGTCACGCAGTTGAGGATATTGCTGATGGCATCAGGCGAGGGTTTTTTCAACTCTGGCCAGGCGCTAATTCAGTAATAGTCACTGAGATCATTGTCTACCCGCAGTTAAAGGAATTGTATGTCTTCCTTGCTGGCGGCGACCTAGATGAAATCAAATTGATGCAACCTTTGGTGGAATCATGGGGTAAGAGCATGGGTTGCAACCGTGTGTCTCTTGCTGGCCGTAAGGGTTGGGAGAGATCATTTTTAAGAGACAGGGGATACGAGCCAAAGTGGTTCGTACTGTGCAAAGACTTATGAGGTGACTTATGTCAAAGGCTGGAAAACCACAAGTACAAAATCAATCACAAACGCAGAATCAATCGCAAACTACGATGATTGATCCAGAGTCGCGGGCTGCATATTTACAAAATCTAGGCTTGGCGCGATCTACTGCTGGCGGTCTTGGTGTTCAGCAATTCGCTGGATTTGATCCAATGTACACGTCTGGTGAAAAGGCTTTGTACGATCTCAGCATGAAGCCCTTTGGCGCTGAAGATATTGAGGCTTTCCAAAATCCTTTTGAATCTGAAGTAGTCCAACAGTCTTTGAGAGACATTGAGCAATCCAGACAGATGGCGGGTTTGCGTGACGCGCAACAAGCTACTGCCGCCAAAGCCTTTGGTGGCTCACGCTCTGGCGTGCAGTCAGCATTGACCAATGAAGCGGCAATGCGTGAGGCTGCGCGTACTGCATCAGATTTGCGTTATCGTGGATTTAATACAGCGGCAGAGTTGGCAAAGGCAGCACGCGGCATAAATACGCAAGGCTTTCAAAACGCCATGAATCTTGGATTAACCAGACAGCAGTTTGCACAGTTGGGATTGGATGCAGCGCGTAATTTGCCGCTGCAGCAGTTGGCTATTCAGCAGGCTGCAATGGGCGCACAACCCGCAAACCTTGGATCAACTATGACAGGTACAAGCACTAGTACTGGTATTTCAAGTCAGCCAACAAGTAGGAATATTTTAACTGGCGCACTTGGCGGTGCTGCGGCTGGCGCACAGTTTGGTCCATGGGGTGCGGCGGTTGGCGGTTTACTTGGAGCATTCGGATGAACTACTTAACAAATTATTTTGGCGGTGGCAATGCCGCTGGTGGTATGCGTATGCCGCAAATGGGCACTGGCATGGACTTGTATGGCGGTCAACCAAGCATGAATCTTGGCATGACAATGCCAAGAAATACATATGCTGATTCAGCAACCGGCACAGGCATGATGCCGCCATCGTCATTTGGTCAGATGCCTGCTGGCTTTGATTTGAAATCTGCACTTACCGCGGCTGGATCACTTCTTGGAAAACAAGAGGAACAACAAGCGCCAATGCCGCAAATGGAAATGACACCAATGCAGGCAGCACAATTACCATCAGGCAGCAATCAAAGCTATGAAGACTTGATGAAGATGTACGGTGTACGCAGTGGCGGCTTACTTGGATGAGGTGATATA